AGATGTTCGTCGTGTTGGCGCCGTAGTTCAGGATCGTGGAGAAGTTGTTCTGCCGCGCGTTGGTGCTTAGCGCTGACGGATCAACATCGAACTGCGTTTGAAAACCCCAGTTCGGCGTGACGTTCGCCGTGCCCATGCCAATGTTCGCGGTAGACCCCACGCGAATGTTGTTCATCGTGGGAGAGCCGCAGTCGGTCGGCGTGGCCGGACAGGACGCGAATGCGACCCCAGGCAGGAACAGTGCCGCAAAAACAAAACGGCTTTTAAGCAATCGCAAGAAAGCCTCCATTATTCCACAATGTCCCAGGCGCGAGACCCGCGTTGCTCGTAGGCAAATTAGGCAATATCAAATGACCGTCAACAGTTAGATCACCTGTAATCGTTCCCCCAATGATAGGAAGAAACGGTGTTGACGAACCACCAAAGAACTGCGCGACCGTCGCCTTGCGCGTGGTCGCGGTGCCAGGAATGTTCGCCGTGCCGCCCTGATCAACGGCGATCAGGTCGGTGACAGAGACCGAAGCGGCGGGAGGAAGACCGTCGAGGTATGGCAACTTATCGCATCCTAGTGGTCAAGGACCGTGGCGGCTTGTTGCGCCGTCAGCACACTCGGAACCAAGGCGTTGATCCCCGCGACCACCGCCGGATCAGTCAGGTCGATCATGTTCGCTGCCGCGAGTGTGACCAACATCACCCCTGTTTGCGGGTTGCTGAAAAGCGTCGGGAGCGTAGCGGGAGGCAGACGGTTCAAGAATTGGCTCGGCGTAATGCTTCGCGGCTTCGTGTCCGCTGGCGACAGGAACGCCAACAACCGCGCGTCATCATCCGGCACCGTGACAAACCCCGGAATATCCGGGGGTGCCCACATCGCCGTTGCCACCACGACACCATTCCGGATGAGTGCGTGCGCCATTACTTGCCCCTCGCGTCGATCCAGCCCGTGCTGGTCACGACCAAACTGGTAGTGGCGCTGGCGAGCCGGAAGCGCACTTGCGAATTCGTGTTGGTCACGACCGTCATGTTCGTGGTAGCGTTGGACGATCCGGCGAGGCCCGCGATGGCTGAGAAGTTCGTTCCCGATGTCGCGAGGTCGGTTTGCGCCAGACTACTGATGTAAACTGAGGTATTCGCCACCGCGACATCAGATATCCACGCTGACAACAGAGCAGTTGTCACCACGCCTGGTGGCGCCATGACCAGCAACGTGTGCGCGACGGTATCGCCCACCACGCCGGAAATGACCGCGCCAGGCGAGGCGACATCGAACCGGTCGCCCGATTGCGAAAACCGTGTGATATGGACAGCGCCATCCAGAAAGATCGAACCGATACGCCGGAAGACAGTCGTGCCGAGCGGCTTGTTCACCGCCGTTATCGACGTGTCGAAATACACATCCGCGAGGCCGCCGTTGATGATCGCGAAGACGTGATACCAGGTTGACAGCGTGGCGATCAGGCCGGTGCCCATGCCGTTGGCGCCGGTCCCAGCCGCCCACCCGCCGGCGATGCTTTTCGTGATCGCACCGAGCGTGATGGCCGTCGTGTTGGTGCTGTCCGCGCAAATCCCGGCCGCGATGTCCAGCACCGTGTTCGGCGTGGTCCCATCGTTGGCCAGCGTCATCCCAAACAGACCGCCAGGCGCCTGGGACGGGGAGAACAGAGCCGCCGCGACGGTCTGAGCCGTGAAGGCTGTCGTGGCCAATTGCGTGGTGTTGGTGCCAAGCGGCGCCGTGGGAGCCGTGGGAATGCCCGTAAGCGCCGGGTTGGCCTTCGGTGCCAGCAACCCCTCCGCCGTCGTGGCCCGGTTCGTCTCCACCAGCACGGCGGCCGTGTCGAAGGCGGTCGTGGCGAGTTGGGCGGTATTGGTCCCCGGCGCCGCCGTTGGCGCCGAGGAAGCGCCAAGCGTGGTCGTGCCGTTGACCCGCAGATCGCCCGTGATGGTGCCGCCCGCGATCGGCAGAAACGACGCGGCGGCCAGGATTTGCGCGACCGTGGCCTCGCGAACGATCGCCGTGCCCGGCGCCCCTGGCGTACCGCCTTGCGCGACCACGATCCCGTCGCCAGATGAGACACCTGTCGCCGCTGGCAATCCGCGCGGTGGCCCGCCATCGATGAAAACCGTGCTGCTCATCAGGATTCCATCACGATCGGGGCCGGATCGAGCCAAGCGCCTTGAATGGCGAACTTACCAGGGATGACCCCATAGACTTCGAAGATACGATCTCGTGCCCGCCCAAGCCGTGACCATTGCGGTTGCGTAAGATATTGCCCTTGCGCGCCGAGGCTTTGCCCGATGGGATTGCCAAACGTGCGCCCTCGATCATCGCTCCACCGGAGATACACAAGCGGCGGCCCAACCTTCGCGGCGGCGTTCGTCTGCGAAATAATGATGGCATTGCCATGACTATCGGTAATCTGATTGCCGAAGTTATCCACGATCCCGACTGACAAAAACTGGCCGTTGATGAATTGCGGCGCGGGACCGGCGAACAGAGCCTCTTCGAACAGCACTGTTCCGTCATGGATCGTGACAGACGATATGACCGGATTGCCGAACCCGTCGAGCACCTGATTGCCGAACCCATCCAGCACATAGTTTGTCGTGAACGAAGACGCGACCTCGCTTGATGAGTCGATCGACGGCGCCGCGTTGACCCCGCTCGCCCCTGTCAGCAACGGAAATGGCCCCGGCGGATCAATCGTGTCGAGACCCGTCGCGGCCTCCACATCCAACGTGAAGCCGGGATAGATGACCTGCTTGCCATCTCCCACCATATGCGGAAAGCCGCGCCTGTAGTGCATCGGAGCGCCCGCGTCGGTGTGGTTCTCCGGATCGAGCGCATAGAGTTGGCCTGTCTCCCAGTCCGCGACCACGTTCTTCCCATAGGCGAAGGCGGAACACGAGGCTCGGTGACGATGCTCAACGCCGTTCGTATCGGTCCACACCGGCTCATGCCACTGGTCCGGCACCGTTTCGTCCCAACGCCAGGACCGGTCAGCGGTCGGGAAGTTGATCTGATAGAACGTGTGACCGCGCTGCTGAAACGTGAACCCCTCCGCGTCCGTGACGGTGGGATATTTCGCCATGGCGTTCTCAAGCGCGAAATTGCTGATACGCTTGGCGTCGTAGCCTTCCGTGCGAACCACGATCGCCTGTCCATTCTGGTCCTGCGACAACCAAAACGCGGAGCCGTTGGCTTGCGCGACGGATGCCTTCGCGATGCACCCATGCTGGATGAAAGGTCCCGGCATGATCTGGAATGGAAAGTCTGGCGCCCCGGCATCGAACCATATTTCAGTCGTGCGCTCGCCGATCAGCCAGATTTCCCGCTTGATCACGATGAGAGACACAAGATTATCCGAATAACCGTTCTTCGCGGCGAAAAACAGCGCGTCGAACTTAACCTCGTTTAGCAGGGTGCTGTAGAAGTTCCGCGTGCCAGGTTGGTTCAGGAGAATGAACCCGTCGATGACGTCCACTCGGTCGGCGCCAAAGAACGCATACACGGCGCCGGTGACAGGCGGATCGGGTCCATTCGTGGACGAATTTATCCCAGAGAAGGCGTTTGTCGCCAGATCGATCTGCCAGCCAAACGGGCTACCATCGACAATCACCAACGTCGTGCCGTTGTCGATCATGCTCACACGGCCGCGATCGGTGTTGATGGTCCCGATCTGGCTCAAGGCCCAGGTCGGCGAGACCTCGAACACCGCGCGCCCGGAGACATAATAGAGCGTATCGTTGTTCGCCCAATACAGGCCGCGACCGGCGAACGAGACCGGCGGCGATGCAAGTGGCGTCAGACCAGGACAGCCATAGTAAGTCAGCGGCGAAGCGGCATCAGCCGGGTTTTTTTCCGCGAATACATTGACACTCCGCACCGCGCTCGCGATGACGCTGCGCGCTTCGTAACTACCACCCGTGAGAGCAACCCGCGTCATTTACGCGCTCTTGGCGCCGCCCTGCGCGCTGATCCAGGTCGTGCCGCTGGTCTGGATGAATACCGCGTTCTTGGCATTGGTGAGCGTGACCGAGGCCGCTGTCGTGCCAGCATCGATCGAGGTCAACGTCTCGCCGGGGAAGATCGCCATCGCCGATGCGCCCTGATTGAAAATCCAGACCTCATTCCCAGGCGTCGCGAGCACCAAAGGCAGCTTCACGGCATCGCCGGCCGTCCCTACCTTGGTCACGACGGCGATGCCAGTGTTGATCGCCACGGCGCCGGTCAGCGTCTGCGTCGTGCTGGCGGTGATGTTGTTCGTGATGCTGTTGATGTTGAAGCCAGTCGTCGTCACGGTTCCGACCGTGAGAGTGGACATCGTTCCAGACTGAGCGACCGTCCCGCCGTTGATCAAGTCCGCGAGATTGGCCTGCTTGCCCCCCGTGGGCGTGACAAGGATGGTATTGGGCTTTTGCTGCTGGAACGTCGGCCCGGTCAGGATCAGGGTGTCATCGGCCATTGCGCGTCACTCCATTTCGTTCTAGTAACTTTGCCCTGAGAAGATATTCCATAAGGGCTTCCGTTGCAGTCCGGTTGGCATTTCCATACGCGGTATCTGCGCGTTCGCGGTACGGATCGTCTCAAGCGATGCCTTCGCCAGTCCGACCGTCGCCTCCGGCAATGACGATCCGGGATAGATCGCGGCAAGCCTGATCGCGAGGTTGGTCCAAATCGCCTCGGTATATTCCTCCGGCAGATTGATCGACTGCACGTAGCTGTCGAACTGCCGCAGCGTAGCTTTCAGGACCAGATGTAACTCGAACAGCGCGCCGGACGGCACCGGCCACGGGAACACAGAACCGAGCGGAAAGTCGCTGTCATAGAAAATGGCGATCGGCCAGGTTCCAAGCGTCTTCAACGCGATGTTGCTGTAGTCCTCCCGCGATTGCAGGATGGTCAGCGGGTAATCCACGAAGTTCGGCGCGTTGTTGATGAACTGGCGGATGTAGGCCGATTCCAACCGCGTCGGACGCGCCATGTTGAAGTCGCCGCCGGGGCCTACCGTGTAGGATATCTGCCCCGTCGTCGGCACCGACACGTCCACCAGATGGTAGACAAGCCACCGCTTGGCGTTCCACCCGGCTATCATCCCGTTTAGCGCCGCGAAGGCATCGCTGTAGTCCTCCGGCAATGCCGTCTGGCCGACGCCAAGCACGCCGATGGCGCGAAGGCCAAAGGCGATCTGTTCCTGCGGCGTCGTCAACGGCATCAGGTTGCCTTGGTCGCCGGCTTATCGTCGGCCTTGTCCGTCTGCCCAAGCGCGGCGAGCGGTTGGACGGGCAGCGACGAGGCGCGAGGCGGAGGTTGCGTTGGCAATGATGCGAGCCGTGTGCGTTCCGCCGCGGCATCCGCCGCCGCCTTCCTGGCTGCCTCGGCTGCCTTCTCCGCCTCGATCAGCGACGCGCCGCCCATCTGCTTACGCACCGCGTCGCGGTCCCTCGCACCCTGCGCGTGCGCTTCTAGGATGGCGGCGCGTTCGGCCTTCAATGCCGCGTCGTCTGCCTTCCACTGCTCCTTAAGCGCCGCCAGCGCGGCCTCGGCCTCCTTGTGGCCTTGTTCCAGGATTTCCAGCGGCGTCATGACGTGATCGCTCATCGCACGCCCTCCGGTGCCGTCGCGGCTTCCAGCAGGTCACGGAGACGTTCCGCGCCATGCCTGTGATGGAACGGCACCCCGAGCGCGGTCAGTTGCGCGCGGAGTTCCTCGATCTCCTCCGCTTCACGTGGAGCATCCAGGACCGCGCCACGCTGTCCGCCAAGCTGCGCCCGCAACGCCTCGATCTCCGCTTGCATCGCGGCCATCTTGCGGAGGTTCGCGAGTTCGGCCTCCAGCTTCGCCATGTTGTCGCCCGGTGCCGGCGCATCAAGCGCGTCGCCGAGTTCCCGCCGCAACCGAACCGCGGACCAGGACGGATCGGCCGCGATGCCCATGGTGCGGCACCGCTGGATCAGGCCCTGGCGGTCTTCCTCCATCTGGGTCGATGTCTTCCCGCCGGACAGAACGCGCTCCTCCTCGTCCTCGGAGTTTACCAGGATGTCCTCGAAGACCTCCTTCGTCTCCTTCCAGGTGATCGTCCGCTTGTCGCACGTCTCCGTGGCACGTTCGAACTCCTTGGTGCCGCGCGACAGCCGGATGACCTTCGGATACTCGTGGTAAACGTAGTCGGCGGACAGAACTCCGTCCTCCTGCAACTTGGCGAGGCCGAACTGGTAGGCCCCGCCCATCAAAAGGAACTGCTGCTGCGCGCGTTGAATGTGGCCGCTCATGTGGTCTCCTGTTGGTTGTGCCAGCGCGGATGGAATTGCGCGGGTTCGAGTAATCGGTTCCGGTCCCATCCATCACGCATGCGGCGCATGATCGTGCTTCGGTTTATCCCGAAGTATTGGGATGCTTGGCTGACTGTCATTGGGCCGTGGATCGTCGGAATGATCTGATTGTCCCGCCGATTGTTCGCCTGCTGCTTGGCCGTCGCCCAGCGGCAGTTGTTCGGCTCGTAATTGCCGTTGACTTCCATTCGATCAATGGACAATCCCTTCTCCCAGGTCGGTCCCATGTCGTGCCAGAATTGCGTGTAGTCCTTCCATTGTTCGCAAACCGTGATGCCTCTGCCGCCATATTCCGGATAGCCAGGATCGGTCGGCAGATTGCACCTGCACAGCATCGCACGCCACGAAAGATAGGCCGGATGCTTGTGCATCCCATGCGTGGTGAAGCGCCTCACATTCTCTTCCGAGAGCCAACATCCGCAACTCTTGGATCGACCATTTCGCAATGACCGACCTATGACGCGCCTCTCTGTTCCGCACTCGCAAACGCAATACCACACCGTGGGTCGAGATGTTGTTTCGTCCCTGCTCCTTACGAGCCACCTTCCGAATTTCTGCCCGGTAAGATCGATCATCCCCATTTTCTCCTTGACACGGCAGGAGAATATGGGAGATATAGGGACTAGTCAAGCGTATGGCCTAGACAATGTCTGGTATTACTACCATCCATTCGGGCCTAACGAACAATACACCCCAAACTACGTCGAGGCGAGTTCCGGTTACACCGGTCCCGATGATATACTGCCGAACCATCAGCATCGACACGCCATCCAGTTCGTGCCGTGCGCTTTCCACGTTCGGCGGGATTTCCAAATCGGCCGTCGCCATTGTTATCGCATCCGGAACGAAGGCTAAGTTCTTCCGGTAAACCGCACTCGCCGGCGACACCAACGTAATCGCCGCCGTGTTCGCGGGCGACACGTCCACCGTCTGATACTGCACGTCGTTGCCGCCGCTCGACGGGATCAGCGGGGGATAGATGCTGATCGATGTTCCGGCGGTCGCCACGTCCGCGAGCACGACGAACTGGCGCAGTTGCCCGTATGACTGCTTCTCGATCCGGTTCACGCCGTTGACCAGCGCAAATGTGATGATATCGCCTTTCTTGAGCGTCCCGGTGATCGCGTTCGTCGTGATCGTGGTGCCAGTCTGGCTGCCGCCGTTGACGGTGCCCGCGGTGAACGTCCCGGCGGTGTGCATCAACACCGTCTGGTCCTTGAGCCAATCGAAGCCGAGCGCGTTCTTGACGTTGCCGCTGCGGTATTGCTCACTGATCTCCGTCGATGGATTGAACAGCCCGGACAGCGCCCCGGCGATGCGGCTGTCGGTGAACGGATTGACCACGAGGCGGTGGTTCATCATCGGCGCCGACTGCGTGTCCAGGATGGCATTCGCGGTCAGGATCGTAGTGATCGACGGGCTGATGATGGCGCCAGCCGCCTGGTTGTCCACATAGTTGCACACGCCGCCCTCGGCGCCCGCCATGATCCCCACGGCGACCTTGCCGGCGAGGTTGTTGACGGCCGGCGCGATGTAACGCTCGGCGAAGTCATCGACCTGCAACGTGAGTTCGATCTGCGGAAACGACATGCCGACGTTGTTCTGCGTCGCCATCGTCAGCGTGGTGAAGTTCTCGACGGTATCCTGGAACGACACGGACTGCCCGGTGCCAACCGTGTAATCGACCGGTAGGCGAATGCGCAGCGCGGTGCCGATCTTGGCGCCGGTACGCGCGTATTGGTCATCGTACTGCGTGTTGATGTTCCTCATGAACGCATTCGTGTTTTTCCAAAGCCTTACGGCGATTCTGGTAATCATGTCGATTGTGAGCAACTTATCGGCCACAGCGATATTCCTTCAACTGTATTTCGGATATGGCCGCTTGTCTCACCATTTAAGGTTCTTGACTTACGCGGTCCAAATACAGCCGTGGCGGAAAATCGGTCTTATAGTCATCACGCCGCGAGCCTATGCACGTCGTCAGGGTTACAGTCCCGATCTGGCTCGCTATCCGGCGAACGCGGGTTAAAGGTTAAGGCGAGTAACGCACGTCCAGCCGCGTCTGCACTGCGCTGGCGAAATGCGCCACCACGAAACGCACCGTCACGTCATCAAGTTCTTGGATAGATGACGCGCCATCGGCTTCCAGATGACCCAACGGATCGCCTGGACCGTTCATGGCCTGTCCGAACATGGCGAAGGCGACAGGGCGCACATTCTCAGACAGGAAGTCGTCAACTGATTTCACGCGGTCCTCGTCCTCAAATCTGACGCTACCAGTCCCGTGGAACGGCGATGTGGTTTCATCAATTCGACGCCAGATTTCGAGCGCGACCACCCGTGCCACCATGTCAGGGGACAACGCCACCGTAGGTTTCCGAAGAGACAACAACGATGACCATTTCTCCATGGTCAACGCCGCCCACCAAGCGACTTCGGCATCCGCGCGTCATACAACTTGGCCCATTCCTTGATGGACGTTTTCGGATCGAAGAACAGTTCTTCGGTATCTGGCGCCACCGCGGGCGTCCGCAACGGCGCGGGCGGCTTTGGCGCGGAACTGGCGCGTGGCGCAGTGGTGGTTTCCATTTTGGCGTCAAGCCTTCCCAGGTGCGCGGCCATCGCGGCCGGTGATTTGCGGAGCAGCGCCATCACTTCGTCGCTATCGTCCGCGAGCGCGGCGAAGATTTTGGTCGGGTTCGAGGTTTCGGCCAGCGCTTCGAGGAACGCCTGATTCTTCGTGGCACCTAGCCCGGTCAGGATCGCCTTGGCGCCCTCCCACGTTTCCGTGCCCGCTTCCTTCTTGCCGGCGGCGTCGATGTCCGACAGACGGCGGTTGAACTCGCGCTGCGCCGCGATGGCGTCCGCGCGGGCCTCGATGTCCGTGGGCAGAGTCGCGGGCTGGCGCGGCGTGTCGGAGCCGGTGCCCTCGCGTCCGGCCTGTAGCATGGCCTCGGCGGCTTGCGCGCGGCGTTCAGCCTCCAAGACCTCCTGCTCCTTCGCGGCAAGGCGCGCGGTCAGGTTGGCGACGTGGCGATCGGCGCGGCGTGGCTTCGGTTGCTCGGGTTCCGGTTCAGCGGCAGGCTCCGCCGCCTGTTGCGTTACCTCTTCTGTCGTCTCTGGCGTGACAACGGCCGCCGGGTCAGCAACAGGGGCGGATTCGGTCGGCGGTTCTTGCGTGGTTTCGCTCATTTCGTCCTCGGTTCAGTCGTCACGGCTGATCCCCGCCGGATGGGGTTTGCAGTCCCGCCGCCGCGCCACCGCTCAATGCAACACGCTCGGAATGGTCGCGTTCTCTTCCGCCACGAACCGATTGGCCCGCAAATCCGTGTCCAGGATCAGCGCCGCCGCGATTTCGTCCTTTTGCTTGCGCGGCATCACGTCGTCGCCCAACGTGAGACAGTCCGTCAGCGCCCGGCGCGCATCCTCAAGCAACCGAGGCGCCACGCGCTCCACGAACACGAGCCGCGCCGCCTTCTCGGTGATCTGCCCCTGCGCCCGAATTCCCCGGTAAAAGGCGTTATCGGCGGCGAACGTCTCGAAATACGCCTCCGCCATACTAACCGCGACCTCGGCGACCATGCGGTGCGCGTTCAGGCCGGTAGCGGCGCCGGACAGGCGAGACGGTTCAGCGGTGCGGCGGCCGATGTGGGGAGATTTCAGGGTCATCGTCCCATCATCCGTCTGTCAGTGTCGGGAGCGCATGTCCAATGCCGTTGGATCAGTTCTTGGGCCTCGACCTCGGCCGCACCCTCCGCCCGGCCAGCGATGTCGTGCGCCTCCAGCAACTCCCGCCGCAGGTCTCGGTTCGTCGCGTCCATCGCCTTCTCACGCTCCCACGACGCGGCTAATTGCACACGCAACACCGCGATCTCGGCGCGCGCATCCAACAACCGTGCCAACAGAATGCGCTCGGCATCGGTCGGGATTGGCATCAACGCCATCTGCTCGCCCATCACATACCCCCTGGCTGCGCCGCCTGCTGGCCCACATCGGGCACGCGCACTGGCAACGCACCTGTAGCACCCGGCGGGCCGGCCGCGCTCGTGGATTGTTCCAGGCCGCCGCGTAGGCTCGCCACGATCGGGCCGAGATTGTCTTGCAACGCCTGCTTGACCGTCTGCATGACCAGCAGCCGCATGGCGTCCGGCTCCATCGGGATCATGTCCTTGACCACCGCGAGGCGCTTGGTGTCCGCGTCAAAGGCGTCAATCGTGTTGTCGCTGTCCTTCGCCTTGACCTTGAGCCGTTCCTCGGTCAGCGCCTGCATCGCCTCAGCGAGTAGCTTCTCGGTATTCATGCCCTTGGCCTGCGCGGCCGTGAGCGCCGTCTGTAGCTGCGTCATCGCAGCCTGCGCCTGCGGATCGAGGCCCGGCTTCAGCCGCTCGGCCATTTCATCCGCGAGCGGGAAGTCAGCGACCTTGAACAGCAAATCGCCAATCTTGTTGATGAGGTCCGGCGCCTGCGTCAGGATCTGCACGATGGCGTTGAACGCCTCCTGTCGTTGCGTGGCGTAGTCCGGCCCAACGTCCGACACGACCTCATAATTGCCGATATTCGGGTTGAAAATGCGTTGGATCGCATCGCCGATACGCTTCTCGCGGTGCGCCTCTTGCGAGTTCGGATCGATCTGGACCTCTTCCTCTTCGTCCTTGGCGTTGATGATCTTGGCGACGCGAACCGTATCGTAAATAATCGGTATCCACTCCTTGATGATCGTGCCCTGGCGGCGGATGGCGAGCGCCTGGTTGTCGATGAAGTGGTAGGTGGCACGGTCGCCCTGGCGCTGACGTTCGTTAATCGCTTTGCCGCTTCGCTCATTGCCCGGTTGCCCCATCGTGGCCTCGTATTGGCCACTGGCACTCTGCATGAACTGCTGCGCGAGTTGCACGCCCTCCATGTAAACCGGCGCGGCGGTCGGCGGCTGCATCTTGGTCGGCGCCGGGATTTCCCGCCCTTCCTCGTCACGATGCACCCACGGAATGACGCCATGGTTGACCACGTTCGACGTGGAATAATACGTCATGTAATCGCCAATCGCGGCGACTGGCGAAAGCCACGGCGACTTGCTCTGAAGCGCACCGTATTCAATTGAAGCGGACCAGTTGTAATTCAACATCCGCTGCGCATCGATCATGCCGCGCGTATGTGACACACGGTCCAACCGCTTGTCGATCAGCGTGATGCGGCCATTCCACGGGATGATTGGCACGCACGTTCCCGGCAGATCATCCGGCTCGCCAACCACGTCGTTGCCGATGATAAGGTAGCACTTGACCTTCTTACGGATCACGTCCCGGCGCCGTAGCTTCTTGCCCTCTGCCTCCGCGTCGTCTTCCCACTGGCGAAACAGCTTCGCCGGCACATCGGAACGGTAGGCCGTCACCCCCTCATCGTCGCAAACGAGTTCGTCTTTCTCCTCTTCTACCTCGTAATATCGACACTCGCGCACATGATCGTCGCGTATCCAACCGGCGTCGTTGCCATCAACGGAGTTCGCGACCGTCAGGCGGCTCTCCAGTTCCGGGCGTTCCTCGATCACTTCGTCCTTGGGACGATCTGAGAACACGAAGCCGTAACGAGCGCCGGTTCCGTCAGGCTCCTCGCAATCGCAATCCAGCATCACGCCCATCGGGTTTTTGCACGATGAGATGGTAATTCCCTGGTTCATCGCTTCCGGACCAGGTTTCGGGTCTGGACTAAGATAGCGCGCCTCGATAATCGTAAAGCCAAGGCCCGCATCCACCTGATACTCAATCGCCATACCTTGCGCCATCTGCGCGTTGCTGACGTTGGCGATGGATCGATACATGCCCTCATAGACCTCGGCGGCAGCCTGAGTGGCACCGCTGCCCGTGGGGCGGTATTTGACGGAGGACTTGTTCTGCTTGGCGTCGTTGATGATGTGCAGGTTGCGAACGCGCGTTTCGTTCACGGTCAGGGAGGGACGAGCGCCACGGTCGCGAAAGACTTCAGCGGGCCATTGCCAATTGTTGTAAGCGTCACCGTTAGCGAAACGTAGGTCTTCAAGCCAATGCGTGCGCGCGGATTGTTCCCATTGGTGGCACTTGCGCCAGCGGCGGTGCGCGCGGTTCACCACGTCCTGGTATTTGCGGCCGCCAACGGATTGGATCGTGTCGTCACTGTCGAGAGTTGAGGACAAGACTACTTCTTGCCTTTCCGTTTCGCCTTATCGACGCCCTTGATCGTACCGGAATTCTTGCTGGCGTAGAAGACGCTTGTGCCTTTCTTCTCGCCATATTCCTTGGTCATGGCAGACTTAATTTCAGCGCCTTTCTTCGTTAGCGGCATCAGCGCCGCGCCTTCGGATACGTCATCTGAGGCGCGTCTTTCGGCGGCTTCGGTGCCAACAGGTCGGGCCGGTCCACGCGCGGCG